CGGCTGGCCGGTTACCCTCCAGGTCGCTTGACGTGAGCCAGTCTGTGCCAGACGGTTTGGCACACTTTGGCACTGGCACACTCAGTCTAGGCGACCGGCCCGCTAGCAGGCTATCGGCCGATAGGTTCGTGTGGGGTCTCCAAGAGGCGTTGCCGCTGTCGACGGAATGCGCCGTGGGCTCGCTGAGCTTTAGCCCAATCCCCAATCCAGAACCCCAGTGAGGATAGAGTGAGGAGCCGGAAGGGCTCGAACTGGACTCTCCTCTCCGCCGCGAAGCGGCGTCTCGGTGCGCAGCCGTGAGCCGAACGAGGTGAGAAGTTGGGCGCCCCCTCTCCCGCCTCCTCGCGAATCCGGGAATCCCCTGCTCCCTACGCGCACGGGAAACTTGCGGCATTCCCCGCAGGAATAGCCCTGCTCGCCTGCCCACCTGAACATGCGCCACCCCTGCTCGGATGCGCAGTGTGCCGCCCTGCGCGCGGGCCGCGCGACCCCTACCCCAGGGGGAGAGGGGTGGGGGGGGGGAAGGGGGGCCCCCGCCAACCGTAATTTTTACCAGCAACTTTATCACCATCGTCCTCTACCTTCGTCTTGCCCCAGCGTCCGCTACTGCTATGATATCCCATGGTGTATCACCTTGGTAGCACACTCGGGTTACAGTACGGATTCCAGTTCCTGCGCCGGGTGCGTGATGCGCCAGGGGAGACGCTTGGCAAGACGATGGGGGCGCTCGGGTGCTACCCAAAGTCGTTGGCGGTTACCGTCAGGGCGTGCGAGGCAGCAGGGCTGGTCGAGCCGGTACTGCTTGGGCGGGGGTTCGAGCTGACCGACCTTGGGTTCAGGGTGCTGCTGCTATGGGAGCAGATAGTGGGGCTGTACGGCGAGCCGGTCGGAACTGCTCCGCCGGGTCCTGCCCTAGTAGCGGCCGGCAATGGAATGGCGCGCGCGTTTGCAAAGCATGCGCTTGCTCCTGGAGAGCGGGTGGTCGAAGAAACGGTCGCCCGGCCAGCGAGTTGGGACCTATGAGAGGGCTCACTCCGGTGGAGCGCCACCTACTAGCCGTGCCGGTTGGCTTTGTAGCCACACAGGACGCAGAGTTCAAAGCGCTCGAAGGCATGTCTGCCGTTGAGCGGGTTCAGCACCTTCCGGATGGGGACTGGAAGGTAACCGACCTCGGTCGCCTCGCCCTCCGTATCTGCCCGGTGGACGAATTTTGAAAACCTCCACGGGAACTGCGTATTACATTGTAACGCGCGTCAAGTGTGCTAGGATTTGGCAATGAGTAGTGCTCCCCGATACGACATGCGGATTAGTCGACGCGGAGGCTTTGTCTGGGCCTCCGAATGCAACCTCGAGTCCCTACAGTTCTGGCACGGCAAGTTCAGCACGAGCTCGAACCCGCAGTACGAAGCCAAGGACAAGGAGAAGGCCAAGAAGCTCAGCTACTGGGTCAAGTTCCGCGAGGCTGACCCCTATAGCCGCTGGAAGGGAGTCCGCGGGAACGAGGAGGTGGTGGCGGCTCAGCCGACCGACAGGCCGGCGATTATCTCGTGGGATGCGCCGAGCGAGCCGGCGCGAACGGATTACACAGGAGCTGAAGGTGATGACACGATTCCGTTCTGACAGGATTTGGCGACTGGGCGAGAAGGAACTCGTGCAGCGGAAGTACGTTCCGCCACCGGCGCCGTTTGAGCTGGCTGACGCGCTAGAGGACCGGAACCCAAGCGAGCTGTCGCTAAAGCGCTATGAGCTTGGTCTCCAGGCTCTCCAGCTCACCTCGCTCGACTGGCACCGACATTGGGGGCGACCGTGAGCGAGGAATTTCAGCCGAAAAACTTCGATGAGCTGGCCGCTCGTTTCCCAGAGCTGCGGAATCCTAGAAGTGTGTGGGAGGACAAGCATGCGAACTTTCACAGGTTCAACCACTATGCGTGGCGCACGCGACCGGCGTTCTTCTCGGTCTTCTGGAAATCGGAGTGGCGCTGATGCACGTGCGATACTGCGACTGCGACGACTGCCTGCCTGGCTTCCCAGCCGAGCCGACCGCGGTCTACGAGGTGGCGCCGGATGCGCCGCCCGAGCTACCAGTGCGCGTGAAGCAGACGTGGGTGGACCGCATCAAGACTCGGCACCGAATCTACGCTCACCTCGATCTGGCATCGTCAAGTGGCGTGTGATACACTGCAATGCGTTCGGCGCCATGGTGCGCAGGGAGAGCCTGCGACGGGTATGAACTCCAGCTCTGAGAAACAGCCCGAACGCCTACAGCCAATGTCCACCCGAGCAGACCGAGTAGTCGACCTTCGAGGCGCCGAGCTGGCGTTTTGGGAGTCGCTCGTCCACGAGACGACGAAGCCGCTGCCGGAGCTCTGGGTGGTCGATGCGGAGCTGCCGACGTGCGAGGCGGCGGTTTGCGCGTACCTGTTCATCGGGCGCGGGATTTCTGGAGAAAGCTAATGGACAGCGAGAGCGTCTTTTTCATCTGCATCGCGCTGGTAGTGTGCACCGCGCTTGGCTGCTGCACTGCTCTTGACAGCAAGTGCGCCGAGCGCGGGATGCGTTATGGCCTGGATGGGTGCATCCAGCAGCCGGCGGCCAAGTGAGCGTCGAAGGCATCACCTACGAGCCGTTCCGCCCGCCAGGCGCACCGAACAAGTACGAGCTCGCCATCCTGCAAATCGCCGTCACCCTGACAGCCGAGCTGGGTGAGCCTCCGCATTTGTCGCGCATTGCGCGCGACCTTGGCATCACCCGGCAGGGTGTGTACCACTGGGTGAAGAAGATGCGCAAAAAGGGATTGTTGGAGGAGTCCGAGGTGCACGGCGCGCGTGCTGGTGTCGTGCTCACCCACAACGGCCTGCTGGCGGTCGCAACTGCCATGGGCGCCTAGCCGCCCTTGAACCTCTTCGACTTCAGCCTCCGCTCGCCAATCTCCGCGTAGCGCAGCTCGAGCAGTCGACGAGCCTCGTCGAGCGTGAACTTCGTGCGAGGCACCATCCACGTGCCGTATCGGTTCGGCTCCTTCGGCAGCTCATCTAGGCCCGCGCGCTTGAGCAGCGCCTTCCACTGCCCGTTCTTCGGGTGGCCGATGAATACGCGGAGCTCACGAGGGGAGATGACCCCTATGCTTTCCCAGGGCGGAGGTTTCACGACGCGCGGTGCGGATTCGTCGATACCAGGCCAGAGTGCCCATAGATTTCGTCGTGCTCAGCCGCAGCGTATCCATCGTCCCATGCCTTGGCGACCTGCGCATTCAGGCAGTCGATGATGCAATCCGAGCAGCCAGGGTCGTTCCCGCAGATTCCGCGCGCACGGTCCCCGTGCACCCCCTCGTCAGCGAGAGGCCGAGAGCAACAAGGGCAAAGAGTCTGCATGCGTTACAGTGTAACACACCCTGCGCACACACGCATCCGCGACTACTCCCAGACTCAGAGTCCCCTTCCGACCGAGAGCGCGTCTGCGTGCCGCAGACCGGAGAAGCTAAAGCCGAACTGCTTTCCTTTTCCAGCTCTCTCTTCGAGAGACCTGACTGATAAGACGCGCGCGAGGCTTGTGGCATTCCAGCGTCACAATAGTCAAGCAAAATCGTCGCACTGAACTATGAAGCAGCATCAAAACGGCCTCATTTCTCATCGGATGTGTGACCATACGCGAGGGGCATTTTCAAATTTGCGATTAAAGTGCCGGGACAACTTTGCATGTCACGCCTACATGTAGGTAACCACTGAACAGGTCTCGCGCGTGACAGATGCGTATTGCATTGTAATGCGCGTATGGTAGTGTGAGGCATGCCTGTTCGAGACATCGGCGTGTCACCGGACTACGTGGACCGCGCCTTCCGGAAGATGGAAGAAGAGGCGTTCCTGCCGAACGACCCAAAGGGGCACCTGGGCGACATGTGGCGCGCGCGCCGCGTGCAGCTGACGGACTTGGCTGCCATCCAGGCGCATCGCCCGCTGAGCAGGCCTGGGACTGGCGCCAATTTCGGATTCGTGAGCCCGATGGCGGCTGCCGTGATGCGAGCGCGGCGCTGGTCCGAGGAGAATAGGCGTCAGAACCCGTGAATTTGTACGTTTCGGGGCGTTTGCCTAGTTTGAATGACCTGCTCGCGGGCAGTCGCAACCACAAGGGGTCGTGGAATGCCTATAACGAGCAAAAACGCCGATGGTATGGGCAAATTCGACTGCTTTGCCAAGCAAAACGAGTGGAAACGGTCGGACCGGGGTACTTCACGTTCGTTTTCGTCGAGCCCGACCGACGAAGAGATCCGGACAACGTTGCGGCCGGCGGCATCAAGCTGCTTTTTGATTCGCTTGTCGGCGCCGACGTGATGAAAGGCGATTCCTGGGCACATGTGCTCGGTTTTGTTAGCTACTGGGTGCACACGCCGGGGAAAGCCGGGTGCCTGGTGCACCACGGAGACGCCTTATTGACCAAGGACGACGCTTTGTCGCTCCTCGAAAAGGAAAACTGAAATGAGCAGAAGCCAAAAGACTGGGAGCGACCTCGAACTTCAAATCATGGCAGGCATCAGCCGAACGCTGAAGCGCCTCGCGCCCGAAAGCCGTAACCGCGTGGTGAACTGGGTGGCGGCCCAAGACTGGGCGGACGAGAAGCCGCCCGCCGACACGCGCCAAACGACCATTCCCGCGCTAAGCTGAGGCTAAATGGCCGAGCGCAAAGCCAAGACGGACAAGCCCGAGCAGGTGACCAACTCGCCTGTGCAGGGCCCCGTCTTGGCCAAGCCTCAATCGAGCACCATCGACCGCAAGCGCGACCAGCACGAGCAGCTGGTGGGCCTGCGCGACTCGCTGTTCAAGGAGTCGATGGGGGTGCTGCGCGACGCGATGCGCTTCACCCAAATCGACCCGAAGCTTGAGCAGGGGCTCGACCCGGCATTCGAGAAAATGGAGCGCGAGCTGGGTCAGGAGGAGGCGCAGGTTGCCTACCGCACGGCCCTGTTCGCCAGCCTGCCAAGCGCTGACGCGCCAATCGGGCTCAAGCTCGCGGCGAACATCGCCGTGGGCATCATGAAGGCCAACGCGGCGGAGAAGGGCGGCACTCACGTTTTGAATGTTCAAAAAGTAGTCCTGAGCGCCAGCGCTTTGCCGCAATTCGAAGAGCGGGAAGTGGAGAACGAATGAGGCTTCTAAAGGAGCTAGAAATGCGGCTGGCAATCGCGGATGCGGCCGAGGCGTTCTACACGGCTGCTTGCTACGATAACGAGGCAGCAAAGCTGCGGCTCGAAGAACTGGGAAAACGGATTCAGGAGCTAGACACATTCCTTTACCCGCCGCCGATGGAATGCGTGATGGAGGACACTTGACCTTCGGACCGGAAACTCCAGTCGTGCACAACGACCCGAAGCCCTCGGCGCGCGAGTACTACCGCCACCTGGAAACAGGTGACCGCGGGTACCTCGTTGAACGCGAAGGCAAGCCGGCAATCAAGTGGGACCGTCCGTTCGCTACCGACACCACGCACGACCTGACGCGCTGGAAGAAAGAGGACGACGCGGTGCCGCTGTTCAGCAAGCACCAAATCGCAATGGTGGCGTTCGTTGCCGACAAGGAGGCGTGCCGCGCGCTTGGGCAAGTCGACATCGCCCAGCGTCAGTGGCTCGACCTGTCGGAGAAGCAGCGCCACGACTGGATGAAGGACGGGCCGAAGGTGAAGCTCGGGCCGCGTCGCGAGCTCTACGAGGCAATCGTGAAGGCATTGGGCAATGGCACAGCGTAAGCAGCTGACGACTCGGCCTCTGGAGAAGGACACGCTGCTGCAATCGATACAGCGTGAGGTGATTCCGTACATTCGCCAGACCGGCGCGCTGGTCGAGCAAGTGGCGCCGTCGACCGCGCCTGTCATCACCGGCTCGCGCGGTGGCGCCACGGTGGCGGTGCTCACGCTTTTGCTCACGACCCTCGCCGCGGCCGGCATCATCAAGGACAGCACGACGCCATGAAAGAACTCCTGCTTGGCGGCTACACGCTGATCGCCGTGCCTCAGCTGGATCGGGCTCCTCGCCTAGAGAAAGACACATTCTCTGGCGGATATTACGTAGAGGCGCGCGCACGGAACACGAAGCGACTGGCGGACTGGAACTCGCTTTACGTCAAGCACGATACCAGACAAATCTTCGGCCGGACAGCGATGATCGACAAGCTGATTAGCTCGGCACCGGGCGAGAAAGCGCCGTGACTGAGGAGGTGCTCTACAAGCCAAGCGATTGGCAGCAGCGGTTCCACGACACCGCGCGCATGGGCATCAACGAAGTGCTAGGCGCCGGGTCGGCCGGACCGGGTAAAACCACGGCACTCCTGATGGATATCGTAGACCAGATAACCATCGAGCACGAGCGCTGCGCGAACCGCAAGCACAAGCACTGGCACGAGTGGGGCACGTCGACAGGGTGGGCGCTGCACTTGCGCCGAACACGGCTCCAACTGGAGCAGACAATCCGCACGTCGCACCGGATGTTCAAGAGCATCGACCCTGGTGCTGAGTGGAACGAGCAGAAGAGCACGTGGGTGTTCTCCAGCGGGTTCCGCTACCAGTTCGGCCACTGCAAGGACCCCAACGACTGGGAGTCCTTCATGAGCTTCGAGTTCACCGCAATCTACTTCGACGAGCTCACGGCGTTCAACGAGGAGCAGTACGACCAAATCTGCACCCGTCTGCGCTCCAGTGACCCGGTGCTCATGCTGATGCTCCGCATACGGGCGATGAGCAATCCGCTCATGCGGCGCGAAGGGGACGAGAGCTACACGGTCAAGGACCCGAATTGGGTACGCAAACGGTTCGTCGACCGCGCGCCGCAAGGCAACGTGATTTTCAAGAAGCAGCTCCGCCGCAAGGACGGAACGACGGCATGGCACAAGTGGTGTTATATGCCGGCGAAGCTGCACGACAACCCAGACAAGGCGTACGTCGCGACCTACGAGCTGAACCTGCTGAAGAGCCCTCCGCACATCCGCGCTGCGCTGCTCGACGGCGACTGGTACGTCACCGCCGGCTCGTTCTTCGCCGAGTACTGGCGCAAGCATTTGCACGTCGTGAAGGCGTTCAAGGTGCCCATCGGCTGGCGCGTGTTCCGGTCGATGGACTGGGGCTTCAAAGCCCCGGGCTGCCTGCACTGGTGGGCGCTCGACGACGAGGACACGCTCTACGGCATCAAGGAGCTGCGGTTCCAGGGCAAGACGGTCGACGAGGTGTGCGCGATGATTGAAGTCATCGAGACCTCGCTCGGGCTTTGGGATGCGCGCTCGGGGTCTAGCCGTATCAGCGGGCCCGCCGATACCCAGCTCTGGGAGCAGCGGGGCCAGGGTGGGAAATGCATGGCCGACATGTTCGCCGCCAAGGGCATCATGTGGACCAAGGCGGACAAGAAGAGCCGGCAGTCAAACGCGCAGCACGTCATCAAGCGCCTGGTCGACCACGACGAGGAAACCAAGGTCCCGGGCCTCGTGTTCTTCGAGAGCTGCACCTGGATTATCCAGACGCTGCCCGCGATGCAGACCAGCTCCAACAACAGCGAGGAGCCGGCGGACGGCGGCGACGACCACCCGTACGACTCGACCGCCTACGCTGCGGCCTACGCTTCCCGCGGGAAAGCTGCTATTCCTCCGGTACGACCGCTCAAGTCCGAGTGGGATGACGAAGAAGAGATGCCGAAAGACCGGGCTCGCGCAGGGCGCCTCGGCTACGGCCAGGAGCTTTGCTGATGATTACCGCTGACCAGCTGCTGATTCATGCGCTCGGCGACTACGTGCTCCAGACGAATTGGATGGCGAATGAGAAGACGAAGCGCTCAGTCGCCGCGCTAGCCCACGTGGTGACCTATACGCTGCCGTTCCTGGCGCTAACGCAAAGCTGGCTGGCGCTGGCAGTAATTTGCGGCACGCACTTCGTTATTGACCGATGGCGGCTCGCGCGCTTCGTGGTCTTTGCGAAGAACTGGCTCGGCGGAGAACGCCGTCCGTGGTCCGAGTGCTCCGGCACTGGCTACCATTCTAGCCTCCCGCCGTTCATGGCGGTCTGGCTGATGATTATTGCTGACAACGTGCTGCATGTGGCCATCAACGGCCTGGCGATTAGGTACCTCTGATGGCGACCAAGAAAGACCCGTGCGCTGGATGCGGCACTAACCCGCCGTTCAAGGCGCGGACCGAGTGGCGTTTCATTCGCATCACCGGTCGCGACCAGGCTACCTGGCAGGCGATTGACGAGGGGATGAAGCTACTGTGCGAGCAGTGTCTTCTGCCGCTGCGCGTTGTGCTGGCCGGGCAGGCCAGGAAAGCATCCTGATGGCACTCGAACAAGACGAACGCGAGCTACCGGTCGATGACGAGCCGATTGCGGACACCTCGGAAGTGGCCGACGAGTACGCGGTCGACGGCGACCCAGAGGAAACCAAGGTCGACGTGCTCGTGTACGACGAGGACTCGCTCAACCTGGTGCTCGACTTCGAGAAGCACCCGGATGGCGAGAAGGCCATCAAGAAGCTGGCGGACAAGATTGTCGACGAGTTCGATGATGACTTCCAGAACACCGAGCCGCGCCGCAAGCGCATCGCTGAAGACTGGAAGCTGTTCGCGGGCGACCTGCCGCCGAAGGAGTGGCCGTACAAGAATGCCGCCAACGCCAACGTTCCAATCATGATGGAGAACCTGACGCGCGTCGTATTCCGCGCCGATGGTGAGCTGTTCGGCGACAAGAGCAACGTGTTCGGCGTGAGCGCGCTCGGCGACAAGGACCAGGACCAGGCGTCGCTACTGTCGATGCACGGCAACTGGCAGCTCCGCAACGAAATCCCCGACTTCTATCGGCAGATGAAGCGCGGGCTCATGAACTACTTCACCGTGGGCGACGTGACCTTCCACTCGTACTACGACGAGCGCCTCAAGAAGAACCGCCACGAGTGCCTGACCGCCGACGAGTTCGTGACCCCGTTCACGTTCACCTCGACGATGCCGGACTACTCGGACGCGCCGCACTACACGCGCGTCTACATGAAGTACCCGCACGAAATCGAAGCCATGCGCAGTACGTGGTTCGACGTGGACAAGGTGCTCGGCGACGACCCGGAGAACCGCCCGTCCAACAACTTCGACGACGACCCCGAGCAGCTGATTGCTGTGTCGACGGCGCAGACGGTGGGCCAGGATATTCCGGACGAAGGCGGACCGCGCAAGCTGCTTTGGTATGAGGGCTGGGTCGACCTGCCGAACCAGGACCGGCAGCGGTTCATTCAGGCCATCGTCGACTACGAGACCCGCCACATGTTCCGCCTCACCATCCACGAGGAGGCCACGTGGGAGGAAAAGGCAGCGTACAAGCGCCAGGTCGACGAACTGGCCAAGTACCGCTCCGAGCAGGCCATGTACCAACAGGCGCTACAGGAGCACCAGGACACCATCGGCCAAATCGGCCAGGCCACGGCGCAAGGGCTCGCCGGGCCCGAGCAGACCATGGCGGCGCTCACGGAGCTCGAGCAGCAGGCCCCGCAGCCGCCGATGTCACCGCCGTGGATGCAGAACCCAGACGACCCGGAGGAAACCCCGCGGCAGCCCGACAAGCGCCCGATTCACCTGTTCGTGCACGGCGTGTGCATCGAGCCTGCGCACGGCAACATCGGGCTCGGCTACGGCGGGATGCAGGCCGACTTTCAGCGAGCGGCAAACGTCACCCTGTCGCAATTCATCGACGCGGCCACGCTCGCCAACTGCAAGGGACTCATCACCGCAGGCAACGTGACGTGGAACTCGGACGGGCAGTTCAAGATTTCCCCGGGCGCCATCAACAACGCCACCGGGCTTTCCGCTGCCGACCTGAAGGATGGGCTCATTCCGTTCGCCTTCGGCGACGCGAACCCGGCGCTCATGCAGGTCATGCAGCTGATGCAGTCCAGCGGCGAGAGCTCTATCCAGGGCCCCGCGGTGCTGTCTGGCGAGTCGGGGAAGTCCGGCGAGACAGCGCGCGGCATCAACGCGCGCATCGAGCAGGCCACCAAGCAGCTCAGCGTCACCACGAGTGCGTACGCCTTCCAGGTTCTCACGCAGGTGCTGAAGAACAACGCCTACCTGAACAGCCGCTGGCTACCCGACGAGCAGCTGTTCCAGATGGAAGCCAACTTGATTCCGCAAGGCATGGTCCCGCCGTTCAAAATCGGCAGGGAGATGTACGAGCGGAACTACCAAATCGAAATCAAGGCCGACATGCGCTTCGCGACGCAAGCGCAGCGTGTGGGCGAGGCCGACGACGCGCTCAAGCTGTTCAAGGAAGTGCCGCAGCTCCAGGGCAACATCGCGCTCACCTACGCCATCGTGAAGCAGTGCCTGGAGGCTCGAGGGCTCCGTAACTTGGTGCCACTGCTCGGCCCTATCCCGCCAATGCCCACGACTCCGCTCGGCATGCCAATGCCGCCGCCGATGGGCGCGCCCGGTGCGCCGCCTGGTGCTCCAGGGGCCGAAGGGGCGCCGTCTGGCATGGTGGCGCCCGGTGGCCCGATGAAGGGTCCGCCGCCGGGTATGCCGCCACGCCCACCGCCGCAGATGCCGGGTAACGTCCAATGACCGACTACTCGAAGTTCAGGAAGTCGCCGGACATGATTGACTGGATGCGCACGGCGCAGGCCCAGTACTTCACCAAGCAGCTGAAGGAAAAGACGACAGCCGCGCACGACAACTTGGTGGCCACGTGCCTCAAGTCGAGCGACCCGAAAGTCACGGCAGCGGTGACGCTGTGGAATGAGCTGAGCACGTTGGAGGCGTACCTATCAAACGCCAGAAAGACCGAAGTCGATGAGTAGCGAAAAGGAATGGCCGTTCCGTAACCCGCAAGTGGAGCAGCCGCAGGTGACGGACCGCAACGGGTTGGCGGTGGGGCAAATCTCCGACAGTGCACGGCTAGATGCGCGTGACCGCGAGATTGCCGAGAGGCGCTCCGCGATGATTCGCAAGCGCATGTCCGCGCCCGGCGCTCTGGGTCTGCCAAAACTGCTGGACGAGCGGAGAAATGAATACGGCATCACTGACGCCGCGTTCGACCGCCAAGCGGTATTTGACAGGGTATTCGTCTGGCAAATCGCCATGCAGAAGGGCGACAAGTACTCGGGCAGCGAGATATTCATGCCGGAGACGACGCAGCAAAAAGAGAAGAACAAAGCCCCGCAGGGCATCATCATCAGCGCCGGCCTGACTGCGTTGGACCACCTGAATTCACACGGCATCGGACTGGGTCACAAGGTACTGTTCGCGCACGCTGCACCGTATCACATTCGCTACGACGTAATTGATGGGCAGGACCACCATCTCATCATCCTTTTGGCTGGCGACATCATCGGCAGCGAGGACCTCGCGTCGAACCTGAAGAACCGCAGCGTGCGCTACCTGGCGCGGCGCAACGAACAAGGTTCGGTGGAGAACGTCTTCATCGACGAGAACGGCAAGACGTGGTTGCCGAATAGCAACGTTTACGGGGAGCACGAGTGATGGCTGGCCTGGACGACACCGAACAAGAGAGCGAATCCGTAGGCAAACACCTCGGAAAGATGCGCGAGCGCATGACGGAGGCGCGCGCCGACGAGGACGAAACCAGCGAGGTTTCCGTTGAGACGCCCGAGGATGACGACGAGGACGAGGAAGCCGAAGTTGCCGCACCAAGTCGGAAGGAACGCCGCGCTGGTCGCATGACTGCCCGTGAGCGCGCCGCCGCCGCCGAAGCCGAAGCTCGGGTGCTGCGCGAGCTGATTCAGCAGCGCCCGGCCGAGCGCCCGGCGCAGCAAGTGCCGGATACGGCCGACGTGGACAAGCGCATCCGGGAGACGAACGCGGAGTACCGCGAGCTCGAAGCGCGCTACGTGGCGGCCCAGCAGAACAAGACGCTCACGCCGGCTATGGAGCGTGAGATGCAGGACCGCGCCGAAGAGCTCGACGTGCGCAAAATGGAGCTCGCCGCCGAGCGCCGAGAGGTGCGCACGGCCCCGCGCCGCCAGCAGGACGAGCTATCGCGCCAGCTCGCTCGCGACAACGCCGACGTGTATGGGAACCCGCGCGCCATCCAGTACGCCGCCGGCCGGGTGAACCAGCTCATTGCCATGGGCGAGAAGGACTCGAAGGAGCTTCACGACAAGGTGATGGCGGAGACGCGCCAGGTGGTGCTGGGGGTCAAACCGCGCCCGGACGCCATCGACCGCCAGCGCGCCACCGGCATGAGTGCCGGGCCACGAGCTATCGCGCCGACCACGCGGAGCACCATTTCGATGCCAAAGGGCAGCCACTACTACAAGATGGCGACCGCACTTTACCCAGACCTGGACCCGGGTGCGGCCTGCCAGAAGTGGGCGCAGGGGCCTGGTAAGCGCCTGCTGGCGAGCAAGGGCTAGAATTCGGTTGACGCTGGCGTGGCGTTCTGTATGCTTCAGGCATCGGCGCCACGCTCAGCCAGCGGCCGCCTTGACGGCTCCAGCGCCCCGACGCTGTTGTCTGATGCTCCAGGGAGACCCCACCGGTCGGCAAGGTGGAGAAACCAGGAGCATTCGTGTCGTCAAGTTCGCAGCACGTCATCAAATCGTCCCGAGGTCCCGCAGTCCGCAAGGACCCTGCGCCGCGCCCGGTTGACCGTCGCCTCCAGCAAGGAGCAATCAAGAACGCTGACCCATCCAAGCACTACGTCTGGGCCTACAAGGTCGGCGTAGGTGGAGTCGGGTACTACGAGAACCTCGGTTATGACATCGAGGTCAAACGCCCAGGTGGCGTCCACTGCGTCTCGCTCCGTAAGGGGCAGGTTGGCGAGGGACAGCCCATCGAGTGGCAAGACAACTTGCTCATGAGCATCGACAAGACGGCGCTGGCCGAGCAAGAGGCGGAAGCCCAGCTCGAGGTCGACGCGCTCGAACGGCGAATCCTTTCTCCCGGAGGCGTCACCGACGGCCTGCGGGGCATCAACGGAACTCGTGGTCGCGGCAACCTGCCGGCCATTTCACTCGAAAATGAGACCTCTGCGAACACATCAGTGCTCGAGAGCTGAGGACAATCATGGCTGATAACGTCAAGCAGTACGGCATTCGTTGGGCGACTGGCTATAACCGCAATTCTCAACCGTCCTCGGTGGAGATGGCGGTTGCGTCGGCGGCGAATTTCACGGTCTCGGGCTTCGGCACGAACGTGAATCTCAACGTCGGCGACCCGGTGAAAATCAACTCCGACGGTACCGTGTCGCTCGCTGGCGGTAGCGAGAACGGTCAGACCTCGCAGTCGATTTGGGGTGTCGTTATCGGCATGGGTGGCCAAGGTTACTACAACGGCACCCGAATGGTTCGTTCGCCGTTCCTGCCATCGGGCGTGACGTACGGCACGAGCATCGACCGGCAGAGCAAGGTGCTAGTGGCGCCAATCTCGCAAGGTTTCTGGGAAATCGACTGCGACGACATCGTGACCGCCACCACGTACCTGGGTTACCAGGCGTTCATCGGCGAGAACTGTGACCATCAGCTCGCTGCGGCCGTGGCAAGCGCGCCGTCGCTGACGGCGAACCCGGTTCTCGACATCTCGACGCACAACCCGGCGACCGCGGGGCTCAGCTTCCGCATCGTGGGTGTGTCGCAAAACTTCAGCAATCAAGACTTCAGCGGCCAATGGGTGAAGCTCATCGTGAGCATCAACGATGGTGCTGAACCGTTCTTCACGAACGTCGGGACCTGATGTTCGGCAAGAAGCCCAAAGCAGACGTGGAGGCGCTGGAAACGGCGCCCGCGTCCACCATTACACCCGACGCGCCCAAGGCCGTCGCGGAGAAACCGGCCCCGGACGAAAGTCCCGCACCGGCAGGCAAGCAACCCCCACGACCTCGGCGCGTCGCGCCAACCCCGGAGAATTGAGCCATGCCCGCAGGCATTCCCGTTTTTACCAGCACCATTGCTGACGGTCTGAAGTTGACGCTCGACGAAGTGGTCGACGACAACCTGACCGATTACAAGAAGAAGCTGCTCATGCCCAAGTGGATGAAGCAGACGAACATGGAAGACAACTACGAGGACGACCTGGAAATGGCCGGCCCCGGGTTGGCTGCCGAGAAGGCGGAAGGCGCCGAGATGCAAGCTGGAGGCATCCAAGAGGGTGCGCTGACCCGCTACATCGCGCGCACGTTCGCGTTGAAGCTCATCGTCACGGAAGAGGCGGCCGAGGACTCCAAGTACCCCGCCATCATCCAAGCGGCCGCTCGCCTCCCGCGTGCGCTATACAAGACGGTCGACATCGACGCGACCAACATCTGGCAACGCGCGACGAACGTGTTGTACGTTGGCGGAGACGGTCAGCCCCTGGCGAGCGCGACGCACACGCTGCCAGGCGGCGGAACGTTCTCCAACTTGATGACGGTTCCCATGAGCCCGAGTCGCATTGCCGTGGCGACCGCCACGACTCAGATGCACAAGTTCCCCGGTCACGACGGCATCACCGAAGGTGTCGAAGTGAAGGGCTCCGTGTGTCCCGAGGAGCAGTGGTACATCTGGGAGGGCCTGAACAAGTCAATCAAGGACCCGACCCCGGGCGCCTTCAACGAAATCAACGTGGTTCACGACATGAACCTCACCACCACGCCCATCAAGTACTGGTCGAACTCGACCACGAACTGGGCGTTGCTCGGCGACATCGACAACGGGTTCAAGTGGAAGTGGCGCAAGAAGCCGAACACCCGAAGCTGGGTCGACAACGACCAACTGTTGCTCAAGTACGGCATCTATGCCCGCTGGGCACGTGGGTGGTCTGACCCGCGCTGCTGCCTGTTCGTGAACGCCTGAGGAGTGAACCATGGGCATTTCCCTACAAGACGCACAGCAGATTTACTCAAACGCTGGCCTTCGTACCCAATATGGGCTTGTGTTACCTCCTGGCGCTCGGGTGGCGGCCTTCGTACGCTCCACGGGAGTCCAGAATGGAGACGATGCCTTCCTGGCAACGAACCTGGTGCCTACGCTGGCTCAGGGGTTGGCGCGTGTTCGCTCGGGCATGGGAGACTTCGTTGTCTGCTTACCTGGTCACGTTGAGAACGTAGACGCGACGATGAGCGCGGCGTTCGCAGCGGCTTTGCTGCCTGGTACGAAAATCGTTGGCGTCGGACGGGGCAATAACGCCCCTACTTTCACCTGGACAAACACGGCCGGATCGCTTGTGATAGCGCAAAACGACGTACTCATCGCCGGGCTGCGGCTACTGACGGCAGGGCCGGCGGCCACCGGGACGAACACGGTACTGGCGATTACGGTCAGCGGGAACGACTTCGGTTTTTTCCAAAATGAGCTCGAGGTCGGAAACGGGCTAGCCAACGCAATCACTGTGTTGAGCGTTACTGGTACGGCTGGGCGCTACGACATCAGCGGCAATGTTTTCCGTGGTGCAAACAGCGCCAACACTGTCACCATCCTGATCAACAGTACCGGTGGAGACGGGCGCATCTGTGACAACGAAATTATGTCTGGGGCCACGAGCGCTACCGGCAATATCAACGTCATCGCCGTGGCGGCAAGGCTGAAGATTCTTCGCAACGTGATAAACAATATCACGGCCGGATCAGTGGCCGCGATTGCACTTGGTAACGTCGCTATCTCTGGGCAGTGCGCCTACAACACCATTACGGTGCTGAGTACTGGCGCGAGCGTATCCGGAACGACCGGGATTACCATCGGCGCAGCGGTGACCATGGGGTTCTTCCAAAACTTCATCGTCAACGACCCGCTTGCAAGCGGCAAGCTTCTACCTACCGTCGACACCTAACAGAAGCTGGGCTCCAGCTGGGACTGGCGCCCCTGGAGCCCAATGCCTCTCGCACAGACCGAAGCAGCGACCAGCACTTACGTACCCACGATAGATGAAATCGTGGCCATGGCGTACCGCCGCGCTGGCGTACTGAACGTCCAGCAGTCGCCGACGACTGTACAGGCTCGCGTGGCGCGCCAACTGCTCAGTGTCATCGTGACGGCGC